ACCCATGCTAAATCTTTAGAAGCGAGAAGTTGCTTTTGTTCATCGGATTGTAAGATACGCTTCCATTCTCGGTTTAAGTCCGTTAAACGTATCGAACCATTAGGAAGTACAACCCCTAGATTAGCCATTTATATCCTCTGGTAAGACACTGGTACCATTTTCTAGTTTAGAGTTAAGCACAATCTCTCTCTTCTCATCTTCGTCGTATTCATTACCGTATAGAATGTCTACCGCTGTCTTTATATCCATAACCTTACCTTGTACGGCTTTGGTAACTTCATCAAGTTTTTCATTGAATGATTGCTTGCGGTATGTCGGAAACTCAACTTGATAGTCGTATTCATAATTATCGGATAAGTTATAAACCTTAGCTTCTTCTGTTTCAACGATGGTTGCTTTGTCGAGGTTAGAGTAAATCATCATTAATCTCATGAAGTCTTTGAGATATTTCTTCCATAGTTTGATTTTATTTGCACGTACAATTAATGTGGATTTTTCTTTCTCGTTTAACGCTGCTCCACTGATGTTAGCTGAATGTGCTTCTAGTCCAACTGAAGTATAAGCCATACCGATTTTTTGATAGGCTGTTTTCATTTCTTCTAGGATAGCCGTAGTATAAGGTTCAAAATGTATTTCAGGTACTTTACGGTCGAGTGATACTTTGTCAGGCTCTTTACCGTATGTCACCGTCATGTCATATTCCCATTCTTTAGGTAACGTCTTTTGTTTAGTGGTATCATCGTACTTTAACTCGCTCTCATGGATTGACATGATAGGGCGTGTTCTACGTGCATACAATGACTTAAGAGAATATAGTTCATCAGCGTTGTGAAAGACGTCTAATAGTCCTTCAAAGTCAGAGCCACCATACATCGAATCGGGAAACTCATGTGATACTGATCTATTCTTTTTGTATATCGCCATCATCAAGTCTAAGAGTCCACCTTTGTATCTAAACTCAATTCTCTTTAAGTTGGCTGTTTCATCTAAGGTTGTCAATGCCACTGGATTGTTTTGTGCGTTTAGTAATTCATAGTCAATGTATCCTTTGCCATATTTAGATAGCAAAGTGTAGATGTGTGAATCTTTTTCAAAGTAATCTTTAAAGATGATTTCTTGTGCAATATTGTATTTTTGTGTAAACTCAATTCTTTCTGCTGGATACGGTTCAGTAATAGGATACTTTCTCACACTTAAATCGTAGAAAGGTTTACATCCCACCGTACCCGAATAGGTTTCCATATAAGAAGACGTTTGAAGTAGTTCATAGAAATCAATGCCATCTAAGAGTTTTTTAAAGTCTTCGTTCACTGATTTATCTAACGTGTCGTTGCCTGTTTTAATATACATTTCTAGTTCTTCACTAAAAAGTAACGATTTCATGTGATTTAAAATAGACTGCGAAAGCGGAAAGTGAAGTTTAGGCGTGTTGTTTGATACACCTACCCAATCCCAAAACATTGTACGTGAGTTATAGTTTGATGGTAAACGTGTGGTCTTATAAAACTCTAGCAACATTTCAGGACTACCTTTTGCCCATGTCGAGTATTCGGTTTGTCTATAAGATAATAACTCGCTCTTGCGATTGGTAGTGCCTAAATTTAATAGGATTCTATTGTTCAGTTCGGTTTTCATCTTATCACCCACTATCTTGTCTATGTTAAATAGTTTATTTCCTAGCCATGTTCTTACACCCATTTTATACCCCCTTCCAATAAGAAAGTTCTAATGCAAATTCTGTAAAGCCATATTCTACAGGGTCAATGTCATCTATCATTGTACCTGCTTTAGGATTATCGTATCTTTCATATACGCCATTAGCCGAAGCTTTAGGATTGTATACGGCAGTTCTAAATGCTTGAATTGTTTCTTGGCATTCTTCTGAGAATCTTAATCTTCCTAACCACAATAGATTAATACCTGTTTTAATGCGGTCGTCTATTTTGTCTTTTCTTGGGTCTTGAATGTAAACTCCACCAAGTCCGTATGAATTCTTAATTCTGTCGAACTCTCTTTTGAATGTTAAGTCTAAGTCGCTAATAACCTTTATCGGCATATAGCCCATATATTCGTTACACATGATAATAAACTCACAGAAGTCTCTAGCATAGTCAATCGGCATTTTAATTGCTAATGCTCTATTCTCGCTATTTTTGTGTCCGTATCTTTTTAAGACGTCTATGTATCTTCTGTCTTTAGATAGGGCTACAAGTTGAAATACTGTTTTGGATTCGTTAATACCTGGATCGGCTATAACTAAATACCTTCCATAAATACTCTTATCTACTTTTATGATGTTATAATCCCTTACTCGGTATATCGTGCCTTGTGCAGAAACTCTCTTTCCTTCAATGTCACGTTGGAAATCTACCGATTCAGGGTCGTATTCTAGTTTAATCTGTTCTATGCGCTCTTGATTTAAGATTGGGTTATCTATCATCGTCATAGATTCAAAGTTCATCAAGCCCGTTCTTTCCCATATCTCGTACTGTTTATATATAGGATGGTTTGGGTCGGTTGGGTTGTTATCTATAAAAAACTTTCTAAACTTTGCAGCAATACTTCTTTTTAATACTTCGTTCCTGGTATTCTCGTGTAATAACTCCCATTGGGTCGCTATACATATACCAGTTGAATAACCTTTATAAGTTTCGTGTGAATCTATCTTATCCCCACCGAAAGCAACTATATATTTAATAGGATGGTTACTCCCATGTTTAGGAAGTAATATGAGTGCGTCATTACCTTCATACTTGCCTTTAAATATTCTTTGGCGGATTTTAATTTTGGTCCCATTCTTTAAAACATATCTTTCTTGCCAATCGGGATAATGTTGTATACCTAATCCTTCACCGTCAAATAAGATTGTTTTCGCTGATGACTGCGTTTGTGCTATGGCTAAGTGTAACATATCACTTGATTCTTCTAACGCCATACAGAAGCCTGTAATGTTGTTTGTTGTTTTAGCACTTCTTACTGTGCCCTCTAATACGTTGAATACGTGCTCTTTGGTTTTGAATATGTAATCTAATGACTTTGGATTTGGTATGATGTACTTATTAGCAAACGAATTGTTACTGTTTATTTTCAACATGTCTATCTATAAGTATCTTTTCTAATGGTATAACTTCGTCGTCATTAGGCGTAATGTTTAATTCAGTCTTGTCGCGATACCGTTCAGGTAGTAGATTCTTTAACATGAATATTTGCATTGTAACGTTAGGTAGTGTTTCTTCTGTGACTATTTCAACAACGGTCATTTTGCCATTCACTAGTTGTTGTTTCGTCTTAGTGACTTTAATACCACCCATCGCAACACTAAACGCTTTCTTCTCGATTTCAAGTCCTTGAAGGTTAAGCCCTTTTTTGAGTGCTTCCCTCAATTCTTCATACTCGCGCTTAAATTCGTAGAATTTATTTTTGCTAACATTTAGGGCTACATAGATATCCTTTTCGTCATAGCCTTCTTGACGTAATTTTACTATCAACTCAAGATGTGGTTTAACACTGTTCTCATAGGTGATTGTCTTACGCCCTCTACGGTTTATTTTCTTTAGTGGTTCTTTCTTCTTTTTCTCTGCCATGTCCTTCTACCTCTCATAGTCCACACCAGAGGCTTACGCTTAGTGTTTATTTACGGATTTTACTGCGTCATGTAAATGGGCTAGTTCTACAACTACAAATACGAATCCTACCCAAATAGTGAGTGCTACAAATAACTCAAACGTAGTCATAATACCCTCCTCGTTTATAACAAAAAAGGCATAGCCCTCTTGCTACACCCTTAATATAACACACAATTTAAATTGTTGCAAATCACATGTCACGTTTTTGTTCTAAGATATATTTTTAGTACTTTTTGATTTAGATACTCAACTCTATTTATCGGCTCAACATATTCGTATATCGTGTTTTTATGAGCATAGATAACATGTTCTTCTAACTGTAAAACAATTTCGCAATTATAGTGGTTAAAATATGTCATTACATCGTTTATTGTATAGTTTTCTATGTTTATTTCGTGATAATTTAACACAACAAGGTATGTATT